GGCACTTAAAAAGATAGATAGTGAGTATGTTTTGACAATGTTGGATGATTTTTTCATACGAGATTATGTAGATACAAAGAGGATCGATAACATTGAGTTCGATAGTGATACGATATGTTATAATTTTGAGTTAGAGTATAGAATGCCGAAAGAACGTTATGAGAATTGGGATTTACAGGAGAATAATCAAGTGTATTTGCATAGTTGTCAGCCTGGTTTGTGGAATAGAGAAAAGTTGATAGGTGAATTAGGTGGTAATGTGTCGCCACAGGAGTGGGAATTGCAAGTTGTAAATTCACCTTATAAATTTTATATCAATAATCAAGATTTTATCATAGATATAGGGTATCGACATCAAGACCTGAGTATAGGTTGGGGAATTACACGTGGTAGATTAGCAAGAGAATGTAAGGAATTTTTAGAAAAGGAGGGGTTGAGTAGTGAAATTGTCGATTATTACGCCTTATTATAATAGTTTAGAATATACGAAAAGTTTGGCGAATGTATTGGTGCCACAATTAAGAGATGGTGTTGAATGGATCGTAGTTGATGATGGTACTGGAGATGATTTGTCGTTTTTAAGTTCAGAATACGTTAAAGTGTTGTATTTGCCAGTGAATAGTGGTTGTGCAGGAATCCCTAGGAATAAGGGTTTGGATATTGCACAAGGTGAGTATATTACATTTGTGGATAGTGATGATTTAGTCAGTGTTGATTTTGTAGATAAGATACTTGATAAAATTGAAAGTGGTTTTGATTATTGTTTAATGTCCTGGAAGAGTGATAAGTTTAGTGTTGATGTTAGTCAAGGTAGACCTGAATGGAATTGTAGTATATGGGGTATAGTTTATAATTGTGAGTTGATTGGTGATACAAGGTTCAGTGATTTGAGAATCGGTGAGGATTATGGGTTTAACAGGGATGTTTTGAATGATAATGCGTATTGTGAGATAATCCCTGAGTTTTTGTATTATTATCGTAGTAATGAGAAAGGAATAATGGCGAATGCGAAATAAGGAGGTGGTGTCCGCTTGAAGAATATATTTTTCTTTTCTAGATTAAATTCTATCGGCGGTGTCCTGTGGAACAATTTTTATATTATTTGTCAAAGACATATAATAACTTTGTAGTGTATTATAAAGATGATACGAGTGACAAGACACAAATTGCAAGACTTAGTGATAGAGTTGAGGTACGAAAGTGGCATGGTGAGAGAATAAAGTGTAAACGTGCATTTTGGAATTATAACCCTGAGATTATAGATTATGTTGATGCTGAGGAACATATACAGGTTATACATATGAATTATAAATCACAAAATAGAGTTCCGAATGTACACCCTAAAATGACAAAGTTTTGTGGTGTTAGTAAGATTGCGTGTCAAGAGTTTAGTGAGTTGACGGGTAAAGAATGTGAGTTGTTGTATAATTTAGTAGCATTGGATACCCCAAAGAAAGTATTAAAACTTATTTCGGCAACAAGGTTGACTGAGGAAAAAGGTAGAGAAGAGATGATAAAGTTTGGTAAGACTTTAGATGATTATGGAATACCTTATTTGTGGCTAGTATTTACGAATGATTATAGAGTAATAAAGAACCCGAACATAATTTATATGGAGCCAAGGCTTGATATTACAAGTTATATAGTAATGGCGGATTATTTAGTTCAGTTGTCGAGTAGTGAAAGTTTTTGTTATAGTGTTGTTGAGGCAGAAATGTTGGGAGTTCCTTGTATTGTAAGAGATTTGCCTATATGGAGTGAAATCGGTCTTAAAGATAGAGAGAATTGTTTCATATTAAATTATGATATGAGTGATATTCCAGTGCAAGAGATATACAAAGGTTTAAAAAGTTTTAAATATACTCCACCGAAGAGTGATTGGGATTTGTATTTGGATAATAACGGTGATTATGATCCAAACGAAATGACAGAATGTACGGCAAGTATAAAGTTTTGGGATGTCGTTGAAAAAGTATGGCGTGAAAAAGGCGATATAATAAAATGTAATAAAAAACGAAAAAATGTATTGACAAGTTTAGGACTTGTTGATATACTTTAATTACATACACGAGAAAAAGTGTGTGTATGGTGATATAATTTATCACTCTTCTTTCTTTACAAAACACTGCCTTATAGGTGGTGTACTGATGATATAGTTAAAGTGGTAAATACTGCGGGAAGAAAGCCACCTTCCTACCGTATCACTAGGCAGTGGTGTTTAAGAAGTAGACTTATAGACCTAGTAAGCAATGCAGTTAGTCTATATCATTAGTACAGCACTTGTAAAGAGTGCTAGAGAGGTACTCCAATTACTTGGGAGTCCAATTCAACAACCTTTTTTTTTTTAACTTAGGTATCAACCCCACAATACCTAAGTTTTTTGTTGCAATTTTATAAAATGTATGATAATATTTACTTAAAGAGTACTATCGAGGGAGAGGTTATATGTTTGATGAAAGTATGGGTTTTTCAACCTATAATGATTTTTATAAAAGACATGAAAGTATAAAAAAGAAATATACAAAGTTGGATTGTCAACAAAAGAAGATATATAAAATGTATTTGTATTCTCAAAGGGAGATGTCTACACAAAAGGTTGATTTGATATGGGAGTATCTGAATGAATGCGATACAAGTATTTATTGTCCTAGTGAAGAAAAGTTAAAAATGTATTTCGTAGATGCTTTAGAAAAAGATGATAGTGAATACATAGTTGAGGATGATGAGTTTGAATATTAATGATGAGATAAAGGCAAGAATTGAGAGTACAGAAAGTTTATTAAGTCAAGTTAAGGATAAGACAACATTAGCATATTTAGAGGGTTGCTATTCATTAAAATGTGATTACGAATCGATTGGTGATAATGAAAATGCTTGTGAGTATGCAGATATCATTATTGATTTGTTAACACATAATAAAGTTAATTATCATGATAATCAAGAGACACGTGATAAAATCAATAAGATGTGGGTTACAAGTTACGATACAAAAGCAAGAAATGGTGATTTCGAGAGTTTTTGTATAGCATTGGAATGGAATAGACCTATTCATAAGCAATTCTATTTACCTAGAGCAAGATTGCTTAAAAAACATGGTGTTATACAAGGTGTACAAGACTTGATTGATGATAAATTGGATTTGTTAGTATTGAACCTACCTCCGAGAATTGGTAAAAACCAAAGCAATGATACACCTGTTTTAACCAAAAATGGCTGGAAAAAACACGGCGACTTACAAGTTGGCGATTATGTATTAAACAATAAAGGTAATTTTGTCAGAGTATTAGCGACAACACAAGATTTTCCAATAGAATATAAAGTTACATTCAGTAACGGTGAAATATCAGAGTGTCATGGTAATCATGAATGGTTGGTTTATGATAGACATGCTAGAAAAGAAAAAATTATAGAAACTAAAGAAATGATTGATAAATTAAGAGATATTGATGAAAACAACCCTAATAATACACATACACATTATAGATTTTCATTACCTATTAAATATTTCGTAAAAGGAGTATATAAAAATTTATGTGTCGATCCTTATACATTAGGAGCTTGGTTAGGTGATGGTACTAATAAAACTGGTAGTATAACTATTGACAAGTTTGATAGTATAATAGCTGACACAATTGAACAAAACGGTTATAATATATCTAATATTTATATACATCCTATTTATGGTACATATCGATATCATTTCGCCGATTTGTATAAAGGATTACAAATGTATGGAATGTGTTATTCTCGAAAAAGAACTGACAAATATATTCCTGATGAATATTTGACAGCAAGTATTGAACAAAGATTAGAATTATTAGCTGGATTGTTAGACACTGATGGGACATTAACCAAAAAGGAACACAGGTATCATTATTCAACTACAGATGAAAAGTTGAAGGATAGTTTCGTGTCGTTAATTAGTACTTTTGGGTGGAGATGTAGTGTTAGCGAAAAAGAGCCTAAATTATCGAGTAGTAAAATACAAGGTAGAAAAAAGGTTTATGATATTGGGTTTAATCCCACAATAGAGATACCTTGTAGGGTGCCTCGAAAACAATTAAAAGAATTTTCAAAACCAAGAAGGATAACAATAACTTCCATAGAACCTATACAAGAGAAGAAATTGGGTAAATGTATCCAAGTTGAAGGTGGTATATATCTGGTTGGAAAAACACTAATTCCAACACATAATAGTACAATTGGCTTGTTTTTACAAGTTTTATTAGGTAGTATGTCACCTGATGAAAGTATTTTAGGTTCTGGACATAGTGTTAGTTTGATTCAATCTTTTTATTCAGAAATAATAAACATCATCGATGGTGAAGAATATCGTTATCATGAAATATTCCCAAACAATAAGATTGCAAATAAAAGTGCGGAATACTTGTATTTAGACTTGAACAAAGCGAGACGTTTCCATACATACAATTACGTGTCAATTGAGTCTGGTGGTACAGGTAAAGTACAAGCTGAAAGATTGTTATATTGCGACGATTTAGTAAAGAATGTTGAACAAGCTAATAACCCAAACACACTTGAAAAATTGTATTATAATTATACAGGTACTATCAAAGATAGAAAAATTCAAAGGTTGTGTAAAGATGGAGAGTATCGACCTTGTCCTGAAATTCATATTTGTACCCCTTGGTCATTGCACGATGTTACAAGTAGAGTTGTTGAGAATGCAAAACAAGATGATATGTCACGTGTTAGAATTGTAAGTGTGCCTTGTTATGATGAAAACGGGGAAAGTAATTTTATGTATGATTATGGTAAGGGTTTTAATACTAAGTATTATCGTGATATGGAAATAGCAGATGATCCAGTAATCTTTAGTGCTAAATATCTAATGAAACCAATTGAAAGAGATGGTTTAGTATTCAATAAAGATAATTTAAGTTTTTATAATGAATTACCTGGTAGTGAACCTGATAGAATTGTTGGTTATGCTGATGTTTCCCATGGTGGTGATGATTACTTCAGTTTACCTATTGGTTATGTTTATGGTAATGAAGTTTATATTGAAAAAATACTATTTAAGAATAAATTTGGTGGAGACGATTTCATTAGACCTTATGTTAAGAACATATTGATAGATAATAATGTAAGTCGTTGTGGTGTTGAAAAGAATAATGGTGGAGATTTCTTTTCTACATTGATGCAACAAGATTTAAAAGCAAGTGGTTATCATTGTGCTATCACAACTCATAATGCTCCAACAAATAAAAGAAAACTCGATAGAATACTTGCTTGTCAAAACGAAATAAAAGGAATTGCAAGTGAAAATAATACATATAGAATATACTTTAAGAACCCAGAACTTATTAAAGGTGATAAAGAATATATGGATGCAATGCACAACTTGTATTCTTGGAACCAAAATCCAAATATGCAAAATAAACAACATGATGACTTTCCTGATAGTTTGGCTGGTATGATAACTAATGTGTTAGGTGGCACAACTAGTGGAAAAGCAAGAACTAATGTAACTGCTGAACAACTTGGAATTTAGTTATTGACAACAACAAACAATTTTGATATATTTATATTGGTTAGTGCAATACCGCATTTTAACCTCCTTTGCTTTACTTTTGAATGAGAGAGTTATATACTTTCTCCTTTTTTTTTGTCTTTTTGACATAATTTTACAATTGTGGTATAATGTATGTATATAAGTGGGTAATTTTATGTCAGAGAGCAGGTGGTAATCTGAATACGAATTTTACGCTAGAGGGTTTGCATTATGGTAGACAAAGAATTATCTTAGATTACCCAAAGATTACTTCAGATAATTTGTTCGAAGTTATGCAAAAGGCTCTAGGAATACATAGTTCCAATAGAAATGATTGTGAATATTTAATTAATTACTTTTTAGGTCAACAAGATATTTTATCAAGACCATTAAGTGGTACAAGTAATATCAATAATAAGACGGTTGTAAATTTTGCTTATCCAATCACAAGAGAAATAGTTGGTTATACATTTGGTAGTCCTACTGAGTTTATTCAAACTGATATGGACTATCAAGAAGACGTTACAAAATTAGCAAATATATACAATTATGAAAATAATGCTACTGTAGATACATGTTGTGGTATTTATGCAAGTATTTGTGGTTTTTCATATATGATAACACTACCAAGTAGTAATATTTCAAAGGATATGACACCAGATATACCAATAGTACATGCTTGTTTAGATCCGAGAAATACATTTGTAGTACAATCACCAGAGGTTGGTAATCCTACAATACTAAGTTGTACATATATTGAAAATAAGGTAACTGGTAAAAAAGATTATACTTGTTATACAGATAAATTAAAATTTGAGTTTTCAAATATGAATCCTGATACACTTAAAGTTAGTATAAACCCTTTAGGCAAAAACCCAATAACAATGGTTGAAAACTCATTGTTCTTGACAGGAGATTGGGAACAAGCTATTGCTGTAATGAATGCTCAAAATCAGGTAACAAGTGATAGTTTGAATGATATTGAGGGCACAATCAAGAGTTTACTTGTTATCTTAGGTGCTGAATTTGAAAATGATGATGAAGATTTAAAGAAAATAAAGCAAAATAGAGTTTTAACATTAACAAAAGGTAATGGTGAAACTGGTGGGTTAGATGCTAAGTTTATTGCACCACAGCTTGATAGTGTTAGTGTTGAGAACATAAGAGATTATTTAGATAAAGCAAGAAACATAATCACAGGTATTCCTGATAGAAGTGCAAACTCTAACGGTGGAGACACTGGAATGGCTGTATTAAACCGAGATGGATGGACTGATATTGAGATTGTTGCTAGACTAAAAGAAATGTTCTATAAGAAAGCTAAAAAAGAGCAATTATCAGTTGGAATTGAAATTTTAAAGAAATTAGGGTTAATAAGAAATGACTTATCAATTCTAAATATAAATCTATCAGTTGGAAGACATACCACTGATAACCTACAAACAAAAACACAAGCATTCTCTACATTAGTTGCTACTGGAGAAATAGCTACAATAGATGCTTTAGAATTATCTTGTTTAACTAATAAGTCACGTGAGGTTGTAGAACGTGGTGAGAAATTTAGAAAAGAAAGACAGCAAGAAGCTGATGAAAGAATGCAAAAACAACAAAGTATGAACAACCAGAATAATGAAAATAAGCAACCATCAAGCTCTTCGGAGGCTTGATTAAGTCGGTTAGTTCTTCGGATCTAACCGAAGAGTTATAAATTTGACCTACCTATCGGTCGTTTAAATAATTTAGGTTCTAAAGGACAGAGAAGTCGTTTAATCACTAGAAGGAGGACAATTTAATGAATGAATTACAAGCTTTAATGGGAGATTCCTACAAAGAGGGAATGACACTTGATGATGTTAACGCATTTTTCAAAGGTAAGAAACTTGCGGATTTATCAACAGGACAATATGTAGATAAATCAAAATACGACAATCAAGTAAACACTTTAACAAGTAAGTTAAATGCAAAAGAACAAGAATTGAACGCAAAACTTACTGATGATGAAAAGAATGCAAAGGCTAGTCAAGAACAAGCAAATAGAATAGCTGAACTTGAAAAAATGTTAAAGGATAATACAATAAGTGGAAATAAAAATGTTGTAAATGGTCTTTTACAAGGATCAAGAGATATTCTAGGTATTCAATCAACAGACAAAGATTTTACTGCTTTTGTTGATAATATCACAACAGAAGACAGCAATAAAACAAGTGAAATAGCTAATTATATGGTTAAAATAGTAAAAGATGCTTATGAAAAAGGTAAGCAAGATGCTACTAAAGATGCTATGGGTAATTTTGGACAACATAAAGGTCAAGGTACTGATGGTAATGGTAGTAGTGCTATTGGTGACTTAGGTAAACAATTGGCTAGTTCTAAAAACAAAGAAAAAGAAACATACGATTATTTTAAATAGAAGGGAGAATATTCAATATGGATATGAGTTTTAAGAAAGAAACTTATGGTAACAGAAAGTTCATATTAATCGGACAAGATAGTTACTATATCGCTTTACCAGTAAAACTTAGTGGTTCTGCAAATGCTACAATTAAAGCTGGACAACCTTTAGTTGGTAATTTAGCTAGTAGAACGAGTACTGAATTCACAGCTGGTACAAATAAAGCTGTAGGTATATCACTACACGATGAAGTATTAGATGCTAATGGAAAAGGAAATGGTACAATATTAGTTGCTGGTTGCGTTGACAAGTTAAAATTAGATAGTGACATGGTAACTGCTATTGGTAGTGCTAGTGCTAGTTTAAGCAATATCATTCTTACAGAAGGGAGTGAAATTTAATGCCTAAAATATATGATTTAGTAACAGCTAATAACATTGCAACTTATTGGACTGAATTAAATAAAAATGAACAACCTTATTTAGGTGAAACATTGTTCCCAGTACAAAAACAATTAGGAACAAACATTGAATGGATTAAAGGTGCTAGTAATCAACCTGTTGGTATTAGATTATCAAGTTATGATGCTAAATCAATTCGTAGAGATATGGAAGGTGTTACTAAATACCAAACTGAAATGCCATTCTTCAAAGAATCAATTTATGTTGATGAAAAATTAAGACAACAATTAAATAACTTTATTGATGCTAATAAACCACAAATCGTTAATACAATTTTAACTAAGATTTTTGATAGACTTACAGGTTTAATTGCATCTACTGATGTAACACTTGAAAGAATGAGAATGGAAATCTTAACAACTGGTACACTTACATTATCAAGTAACGGACAATCATATACTTATGATTACGAAGTACCTGCTAGTAATAAGAAAACAGTTGCAAAATCTTGGGATAATCCAGATGCTGATATAATCGGCGAAATCAATGCTTGGAAAACTGAAATGAAAGCTAAAGGTGTTAAATTAACTAGAGCTTTATGTAATACAACAGTTATTCAAGGTATGTTAAAAAATACTGCTATGAAAAATGCAATTTATGTATTTGCTGGTGGTACAGTTAACTTAACTGAAGAAAATGTAAGAAGTTATATAACTGCACAAACTGGTATTCGTTTCGCAGTATACGATAATGTTTGGGTAGATGAAAATAAACAAGTTCATAAATATGTACCAGATAACACTGTAGTATTTATGCCAGAAGGAACTCTTGGAAACACTTATTTAGGAACTACTCCTGAAGAAAGCGATTTAATCAATAACTTAAACGCTCAAGTATCTATCGTTAATGAAGGTGTTGCCGTAACTACTTCACAAATGGTTGATCCAGTTAACGTTGACACTAAAGTATCTATGGTAGCTTTACCATCATTCGAAGAAGCTGATAAAGTATTAATCGTTGATACACAAGTAGTAAGTGGTTAATAAATGGTTAAAATAATAAATAAAGATGGCGATGAAAAAATTGTAACTCAGGGTGCTTTCGAAGAATACTTCGAGTACCTTGGGTACAAAATTGCCGATGATAAAAAACAATCTAAGAATGATATTGAAAAAGAGACAAAAGATACTAAAGAAGACATCAAAGAAGATGTAAAGAGCAAGAAAGAATTTACAAGAAAGTAGGTGTTCGAATGTTATATGTAATAGATGGAAAGTATTATATGCTTAGAAATCGAGAATATGTAAAGGTAGACACTGAATTAAAAGGTAATGAATTAAGTATAAAACCAGATAGAAAAAGTGTAATTGAAGCAAATGAATCAGTTAAGGCTAGAGGAGTTTTAATTGATGACATTATCAAAGAAAAGAGAACCACTCTATCTGATAATAGTAGAAATAAATATGATAGGTAGGAGGGATAATATGGATGATAAATCATTAAGTACTTATGTTGGTCAATTAAAATCTTTGTTAATTGCAAGAGATTTTGATATAACTGATAAAGATACTCCTATATTGAGATATGAAATAGAAAGAGCAATAGCTCAAATAAATCGTTGTAGAAGATTTAAGCCAACCGAAGATAGACCATATGATGAAAAATATAAAGATTTAATCATCCCTCTTGCTATCAGTGCTTTTGCTAAAATAGGTGCAGAAGGACAAACAGTGCATAGTGAAAATGGTATAACAAGACATTACACTTCTGGTGGAGATTATCCTAAAGAATTGTTAAGAGAGATTATACCATTAGCAAGGTAGGTGTTAAAATGAGAAACCTACGTAGAAATAAAAGAAAATTATATTTATGTCAAAAATATATTGATAATAACATAGATAAATATAGAGAACCTGTGCTTATTCATGAAAATTATTTACCCACTAATAGTGAGGGTGATTTGATATCTATTGGTATGGATTATCCAATGTATTTAAGAATGAAACCCGAAATTAGTGAGAAAGATTTATTTCATGAGGGAGACAGGTTTTATATTTTTACAGAACCACCTGAGACACATGATGTAATGTGCAAAAATGCTGATTATGAGATTTACAAAAAACCAATGATTCACTTAGAGAGTATGGAAGTAATGCTTAAACGTAGAAGTGGTGATAGAAATGAGTACACAGATTGAAATAGATATCTTTGATACAAAAAGTCTTACAAACGCATTACAATGGTTATACAATAATATAGATAAACAAGCTAACGAAATGCTATGGGAGATAACAAAAGATGGTGAAAAATATCTTAGTACACAATATAAAAGTGCAACATTGAAAGATCCTAATATAACTGAGTTATCTGCTGATAGTAGAGTTGGTAATAATGAAAGTGAAATAATTGCCAAAGGTAAAGATGTTGTATATGAAGAGTTCGGTACAGGTGATAAAGGTGAAGATAACCCACATCCTGTAAAATCTAACTACAATCTACACGATTATAATAGTGGTTCTTATATCATGGATACTAGAGATAATTCTAATCCACATTTAGACCAATTCTTAGCAACACAAGGTATATATAATGGTAAATACTGGACTTATAAAAAAGATGGCGAACGTTATTATACACAAGGTGTTCCATCTGGTCAAGAAATGTGGAAAACAAGAAATCATTTAATAGATGATTTAATTCCAAAATTAGCAAAGAAAAGGGGTAAGATAATAAATGATAACTTTATCAAATCAATTAAGAGATGATTTAGAATCACTATTTAAAAACAATGAAGATTACCCTGAATATCAAGATATTATTGTCAAAAAGCAATATGAGAGATATCCAGAAATAAGATATCCAATAATAAGCATACAAGAATTAAATAATGAAGATGTTGTTAAATATCGTGACGATACTGGCGAACAAGTAACTTATTTGGGTTATCAAATACGAATAGATTCCGAACAAACCGAAGACCATACCGCTTTGGAAAATGTAGAAATAATTGGTGAAATTATTGATACATATTTAAAAGGTGAAAGATATTGGTCACTAAGAAGAATTGGTAATTTTGCAAAATACCCAATGCAAAATGACGATAATGTTATCGTTGGATATTTAAGATATGAATGTAATGTAGACATAAATACAAATACAATTTATAGGAGGTAATAGATTATGGCTATTAATTTATCAACTGCGGGTGTACAATTATGGTACGCTGTAGAAGGAACTGCTGGTACTAGACCAACAAGTGGTTATACAAGAATTTATGGTATAAAATCAACACCAAGTTTAAATCCAGCACCAGATACATTAGAAACAACAACTTTCGATGAAATTGAATATAAAACATATATCGATGGTTTAAAAGATTTAGGTGGAGCATTAGAATTCATTTTCAACTTAACTGAAGAACTAAATACTGCTTGGGAATCTTTAATGGATGCTTATGAAGCTGGTAAATTAGCAAATAAAGCTACATGGTTTTGTATTGTAGTCCCTGGATTAACTAAAGCATTCTTCTTTACTGGAAATCCTAGTGATATGGGATTACCTGAAATGGAAGTAAATACTATTTTAGAAATCACAAACTATATTACACCAACAAATGCTCCAGCAAAATATAACAAACCTAGTGAAGCTGTATCTGGATAATAGAATTGAGAAAAGGATGTGTAAATAATGAATAAAGAAATCAATCTAAATTACAAAGGTACGACATATACCTTAGCATATAACAGAATGTCAGTTAAAATCATAGAAAGTGAAGGTTTTGAACTTGAGAAATTTTCCGCTCAACCTATGAATATGATTGATTTGGTTTTTAAAGGAGCTTTTTATAAAAATCATAGAAAAGTATCTCAAAGTATAATCGATGATATATATAAATCTTGTCCTGACAAGACAAAATTAATTGAGAATCTTACAAATATGATAACAGACTGTTATAGTTCGTTGACTGATGAACCAAGTGAAGGTGACGCGGGAAACGTAACTTGGGAAGTAGTGGACTTGACACCAAAGACAAGTCAAAAGTAGAGTCTACCTCCCTTACAAAACTTTTTGAACACGAATGTCCTTATTATATGTCTTACGGTATGAGTTTCGACGAATATTGGTATGGTGATCCATATTTAGTTAAATTCTATCGTGAGGCGTATAAGTTGAAGATGCGATATGATGACGTGTTTATGTGGAAACAAGGCATGTATATATACGAGGCACTTTGTGATGTATCTCCTATATTACATGCTTTTTCTAAAAAAGGAGCAAAACCTCTACAATATAGAACTCGTCCTATGAGTGAAGAATCGAACGAAAATAAAACAGAAAAAGAAAAAGAACTTGAAATAAAGAATGAACAATTAAAGGCTCAAATATTCTTTGAAAGATGGGCGAGAGCTACGAAGAAAAGATTTAATAACTAATAGATTAGAGGTGATAATATGCAAATGGATGAACTTGTGTTAAAATTAGTTACAAAAGTAAACGACGCAAAGTCTAGCATATCATCAATGATAAATTTAACAAAAAACCTAGATAACACAACTAGTAAAACAACTCAAAGTTTTGACAAAATGAGTAATAGCACAAGTAAAATAAGTGAAAGTTTTAAAAAACCAGTTAAAGATATTCAAGATCTTGAGAATGAGTTAAAATCACTAACTAAAACGTATAATAAAGAACTAGATGTGTTTAAATATGGTGCTGGTAAAAATGGTATAGCGGGTTATAATCCTTCTTATGATCCTGATCTCGGTAAAATAAAAACAGATGCTGGTCAGTATAAAATAGTCACACAACAAAGTTTAAACGAACAACTTTCAAGAATAAACGAATTACAACAAGCGATTGATAATTTTTATGGTAAAGTAGAACAAGAACCATCTTCTAATATAGCAGATAAAGTATCACCAAAAGAAATTGATACAAAACCATTAGATGACTTGAAAAAGAAAACCGAAGATGCTAACAAAAAATTAAGTAAAACAGCTAGTCTTTTTAGAACAATAGGTAATGTTAGTAAGTTTGTTGCAACCAAAGGTTTTGACGTACTGAAGAATAAATTCGGTGGGTTTAGTAATGGATTTGGTAAAGGTATTACAAACAATATAAATCAATTAAAGAAACTAGCATTAGGGTTAATCGGTGTTCGAACTGCTATGTCAGTTTTAACTAAAGCGGTTAATTCTTATTTATCTTTTGATAGCGAACTACAAGATAGTTTGACTAATTCATGGAATACATTAGGCGCATTACTTGCACCAGCCATTGAAATGGTTGCTCATTTATTTGCAATGGCTACTAATTATGTAGCACAATTTGTAAACGCTTTGACAGGTATCAATTTGGTTGCAAGGGCAAATGCAAAAGCATTAGAAACACAAGCAAAGGCAAACATGAAAGCAAACAACGCTCAACGCGGTTTACTAGGTATGGATGAGATTACAAATTTACCAACCGAGAGTTCGACAAATCCTGCGAATCAAATATCAATTGACGATTCTATAAAGAGTTTCAAATTATTTGATGATTTACTAAATGATGTGAAGAATAAAGATTGGCATGAACTTGGTGAAGATATTGGTGATGCCATTGAAGATACATTATCTAGTATAAACTGGGACAAAATCCAAAAGACAGCTTATAACGTTACTTATAATTTTGCAGACTTTTTAAATGGATTGTTTGAAGTCGATTGGAGTTTATTAGGTGGAACATTGAGCGAAGTTGTTAACACATGGATAAGTTTTATTGGTGGATTTGTAGATAAGTTTTCATTTATACAATTAGGTGTAGGTTTAGGCGATGCTTTAGAAACATTTATAACTGATATAAATTGGGAAGAATTAGGACAAAACATAACAAAAGGATTAGATGGCTTATTCCAAGGAATTCTTGCATTCTTAGAAACAACAGATTGGAGCAAAATTGGTGAAGGACTTGGCGATTTTATAAGAAACATTGATTGGGGAAAACTTCTTTTAGATTTAATTAAGATATTAGGTGCATTATTAAAAGGAATTGGTGATTTCTTAGCTGGTTTCATAGCATCTTTCTATAAAGACTTATCTGATGAAAGTAAACAATCAATCATAAATGTTATGGATACAATCTATGATATAATTAACGGTGCAATACAAAGTTTTGTTGATTTGTTTAGAATTCCAATGGAATTTCTAGGGGCTATATTTAAAGACCTTATAGATGGCATTAAATTGTTATTACAAGGTGATTTATTAGGAGCTGTTAAAAAGATAGGTAAAGCTCTTGTAAATGCTTTTATACTACCATTAAACATTTTTATAACAGGTTTAAACATAATGCTTGTTCCTTTAAGAGCTATTATAGTAGCTCTAGGTAAAGCTACAGGAAATAATTGGACAATGAACGATATAAGAATACCTACAATACCAAAACTAGAAACAGGTACGCCAAATATTGAAACAGAAGGTCTATATCATTTACATGAAGGGGAAATGGTCGTTCCTAAGCGATATAATCCTAATACAAATGGTTATAATGATGGTAGTGACAATAAACAAATAATAGATTTACTAGTATCATTAAATTCTAGTATGCTTGAGTATGCTGAAAGACCAATCAACATTAGTATGAACGGTCGACAAGTTGCTGAAGCAAGTTATAACGATTTTCAAGAAGTAAGTAGAAATAGAAATCAATCTACTGCTGTAACAAGGAGTTGATAATATGGCTTTATTAGAAGCAAGTACTGATAACAAAATGAGTTGGTTTCCATTACCAACTCCCTCTCCTGATAATTATTCACCAACATATACACATTTAGAACGCTCATATCAAGATAGTTTGGGATACTTGCATAGAGATATTATAAGAAAAAATAGAGCAAAAATAGTATGTGGTTGGAACTTTTTAAATGCTAGTGAAATGGCATTGTTACAATATTTATATGACCAAGAATATATATATTTAAGATATACCGATAATTACTCTCAAAGAAAGGAAATCAAATGTTATTGTGGTCCAGTTGATGGTAAGACAAGATTTGTTGACAAAAACACATACGCATTGACAATGAGAACTAACGTAACAGCTGATTTTATTGAATATTAATGATAACAGTTTCAGATAGCTTTAAAAAAGCAATAAAAGACACTAATAGAAGAATTTTTGGTTATGTAGATGTAAAATATCAAGACAATGATTATAACACTAGTGTAGAGCAAATACCTAGTGTTTTATCGGTTGTTTCCGATAATGGTATATTATCAGGAAGTAAAGCAATGCAAAAGTATGCGACGTTAGAACATAATTACACATTACTAGATGGTTCATTTATAGTATGGAATGAAAATATTATTGATAATAAAGGTTATATAAGCGATGATGTATTTGAAGATATTAGCAATACATCAATCGTAATTGAAAACAGTTCAATATCAACACCTGTCAAGGGTATTACGATTTATTTCAAAGAGAACTTGCCATTTAATTTTACAATAAATATTACAGACGACGATAATAATATTATAACCGAAAACGTAACAAACAATGATAAAATGGCTTATCAGTATATCTTTGACAATGAAATAAATGTTTCACAAATTGAATTGATAGTATCCCAAGTTGAGTTCCCAAAAAATAGGTTGAGAATAGCATATATAGATTTCAATGTAAGTGATATATACGAGGGTGATGAGTTGGTCAAGTTTGACGTTATTGAAGAATTAGATTTATTACTAGAGAATTTACCAATTAATAATTGTTCTATAAACTTAAACAACTACCCTGGATTAAACGGTGGTAATAAATTTGATCCAATCAATCCAAAAGGTATTGTCAAGTATTTAAACGACGATGTAACATTAAAACCATATATTGGTGTTTTAACAGAAGAAAACGGAATAGAATATGTGCCAATGGGTGTATTTTATTTGAGTGATTGGAGTTCAGATACAGATGGTAACGTTACATTAAATGGTAAGAGTGTTTTGAATAAGTTAAAAGATATCGATATTAAACCAACTAGTAGATTTTTCGAAGGACCATTATATATAAATGATTTCAAAAATTTTATAAGCAACACTATAAACGTCAATTTGAATTTTATAAGTTATAGTGATGGGTTTAACAATTCATTTATAAAAAATACCGAATTGTTTCAATATTTAATGCACATAGTACCTATTTTTCTATATTATAAAAATAACTCTACACAAGAAGAGGAATATCGAAAGTTTTATGTAAATAGAAATAATCAAATAACGATAAATAAAATAGTTAACAATAATGTAGATTCCATAAACAGAAGTGAATTATTAGAAGATGTTTCTTATGTGGCAAACACTAGAATAAAAGAGTTGTTATTATCATATAACGGTTTAGGTATATTAGAATACACTACACCTTTTGATATGGCTGGTGGATCACATACGTTAGTGACAAATGAAGATTATGTGTGGTTTTTATATAACAATGTTTTGAGTCCATCTGATTTTTCTTATACAGTCAATTCGGGTAGTGGTAGTGCAACTTTGGTTGGCTATACATATTTCATGTATTGTGTTAAATTTACGGGTACAATAGGTTCTAGGATAACAATAAACATGAAATCTGGTATAAAATCTTCTTCTACCGTAAATCGTACATATACAATAGTCAATGATGATGTTGACTATGGAGATACATTAAGAATAGATGAAAAAGATTATTATCCTATTGACAAAGAATATGCTAAAAAAATATACTTTGGTTTAAACAAACCATATAAAGTAACAGCCAAAACAATTGGTGATCCAAGTCTTGAAATAGGCGATATGATTTCAATACAAACAAGATATCAAGACACAAATGATGGTTATAAAAATATCACTATAACAAAACAAACATTTACATTCGACGGTGGTCTTTCTTGTTCACTTGAAGGAGTTGGTGATTAATTTGATAAAAATTGAAAAGTATGATATAATAATGTTAATAGACAAAAAATATCTTGATAAGTTTTTAAAAGATGGTTGGAAGGTCTATAATGGAACTAAAGAACCATCAGCTTTCTATGTAGGAGATGATGATAATGAATGAATATAACGCTAATATTTATCTTACTCCTACTGACTTAAATAATATTGAAGACATGGTTGAGGAAATAACAAATGATGTTCAAGAAAAAATATTCAACAATACCCAATCTAGTCTTAGAAATGTTCAAATCGGCGATGACCTTAGTGGGAAGACATTGTATTTGTCTTTCCCTAGGGATAGTTATGAGGGTATTACAAGTTCAACAAGAACAGAAATCATTACAATAGATAGTAATACAAGGATAGCTTATATTTATCAAAATGGAAGAAAATACATCTATGTTAGATATAAAAACACGTCATATTTTATATATGCAAAAAACGATACGAGCAATAATCCTTATCTAAACTTTGTTAGATACAAATTACCAGAAGATTTGGGAGTTGTTACACAAATCAATGATGCCGATACCTTTTATCAATATATAAAGATATATGATGATGAAAATGTTATTCCTAACTATGTAAAAAATACTTACAATATAAATGATGTTCCCACTATGAAACAAATCGATAATATTGAAAACGGAATTAAGAACATTGGTTACTATTATTATAAGCCAGTTGGATTTGTAGGAAATAGAGAATGGTTGGGAACAGCCGAATTAGGAAAAAGTAATATGAATAGAATGAATATGCAAAATATTTCATATTTAGACTTAAATCGTTGGCTTGTAGATTTACAAGCAATTAGTTTTGATAATTTAGATGAATTGACAATATGGAATAGTGGCATATCTGAAATAGATTGGAATGAACAAAATGATACTGAATGGGAGGAATATTAATGGCGAAAGTTAAATTTAAAAGAATTCCGTGTTCTAGCCAAATAAACGATTTACCAATTGAAGATGGTTCATTTGTAATAACAGGCGATGGTAAATCTTATATAGACTACGGCAATGATAGAATACCAACAAATGGTACACTAGATACCGAAATAAGCGATACAAGTCGTAATGCTGTTGAAAATAAAGTCATTAAGGAATATGTTGATGATGCTATAGGTGGTTTGCAATACAATCTTGTAGAAAATGACGACCCTGTGAAAACTGGTAGAAAAATAAATGGATATGATGAATACATAAAATATATAACAAGTACAGCAATCACTACCAGTGGTAACGATACAAATATCTCATTAAATTTACCAAGTGGGATTGTAAATACAGGTTTGGAAATATGGATAGGTAATGATACATTTATGGTACCAAACATGTGGTCTTTCTCATCAACTAATTATTTTAGAGCATTTAAAAGTAGTAGTTCTCAAATAAATGCAAATTTAGGTACTGGTGCTAATTGGTTTCGAACAGGAATGAAAGTTCATATAATCGTTAGATATTACCAAACAACATAATAAGGTGGTGATTAAATGATAATAAACGTTACAAGAGATAATGTTGTGATTGATAAAAACTCAATTAAACCACACGAAAATGAATATAACATTACTCAGTGTCATTTTACATTTGATGATTTCATAGATAGTTTTCAAGTAAAACGTGTAATATTCACAGTAGAATCTACTGGGGAAATGTATGAAAACGATATTCTTGATTACGAATGTGAAATACCTAGTGAAGTTTTAGAACATGAGTATGAAACAGTCAGAGTTGGTGTTTATGGATACAACATTGGAGAAAACGAAGAATTGATAAATAGATTTAGTCCTAGTTATGATACTTTTGTTGTACCTACAGGTTCTTATAAAGAAGGTGCTTTATCACCAGAACCAATCACACCAAGTCAATATGATATTTATTCTAGTAAATTACAAGAAGGTTTAGATAAAGTTGATGAGGCTTTAGAAGAAGTTTCAAATGTTAATATAAGTGCAGAACAACTAGATGATGGTATAAGTGTAACAATAACAAATCGAGATGGTGAACCAAACACAGTCGTAGTTCATGATGGTGAAAAAGGTGATACAGGTGAGCGAGGACCACAAGGTGTTCCAGGTTATACTCCACAAAAAGGAATTGATTATTTTACTGCCAGTGAAATAAATGATATAAAAAATGATGTAGAAACAAGTGTAAAAACTGATTTAGACTTTGATAATACGATAAGTGAAATAAATCAAGATATAACTGATTTACAAAATAATAAAGTAGATAAAGTTCAAGGAAAAGGATTGTCAACAAATGATTATACAACTGAAGAAAAAAACAAGTTAGCAAGTTTAGAAAACTATGATGACACCGAAGTAAAAACTGACATAAACAATCTAAAAACAAATAAAGCCGATAAAAGCGAAATACCTGAAAAGACAAGTGAATTAACAAACGATAGTGGTTATATAACAAATGCAGTCGATAACTTGTTAAATTACTATAAAAAGAATGAAACATTTACAAAACAAGAGGTAAATGACTTAATAAGTGCGATAACAACAATGGATTTGAGAGTAGTAGAAGAGTTACCAACACAAGACATATCGACAACAACAATATATTTAGTACCAAAAAATCCAAGTGAAACAAATAATGCTTATGATGAGTATATATATGTATCTAATAATTGGGAATTCATAGGAAGTACGGAAGTAGATTTAACCGATTATGTAAAGAATACTGATTATGCCAGTTCTAGTAAGGGTGGAGTTATAAAAGCTAACGAAAGTCAATTCGGAACAAAGGTATCGTCAACAACAGGAACTTTGTATGGAGAAGCCATAACATATAATACATATCAAACTAGATCAAATGGTTATTTTATCTCAAAAGGAACACTAGAAAATGTAATAACAGGAAAAGACTTAACAACAAAAGCCTATGTGGATGGTCTTGTTGGAGATATTTCAAGTGTAATTGATGCGATTAATGGTGAGGTGGTATAATGGCAGATATAGCGACAAAATTAACCTATTTAAACAATACAAAAGATTTGTTTAAAGATAGATTAAATAGTCTAGGAGCCGAAATAACAAGCTCTACAACCTTTAGAAACTACCTTAATTGGCTTGATACATTTTATGGAGATGCTAGTGATAAAACTGATTTAAGTGTAAATGGAGTAGTAGGAAGAACTAGTCAAAATACTGCTGGATTACCTAGTGAATACACACAAGTTGATTATATAGAAAGTAGTGGTACACAATATATTGACACTGGTATTAAAGGCAACCAAGATATGAAAGTAAATTTGGATTTTGAAGCAACAAATTTCTCTTATGCTGGGAATAAAACAATAATAGGTGGTAGAAAAAGTTCAATTATAAAACATTATGCTATTACAATGTCGCCTGGTGATGAACCTTATTTGTATAGTGGATATAACAATGTTACACAGAAAGGAGAGCAAATTTCTTTAAATACAAAATATAATGTATTTAAAGATAAAAATATAACGTATTTAGATAATACAGAAATGGCAAATACCACATACGCAACTTTTGAAACCCCAACAAATATGTATATATTTGCTATGAATGAAGGTGGTGCAAAATTTTATTCATCAATAAAATTATTTACACTAAAAATTTATAATGACAACGAATTAGTAAGAAACTTTATTCCTTGTTATCGTAATAGTGATAACGAAGTAGGCTTATACGATATTGTGAATGATGTATTTTATACTAATCAAGGAACTGGTGCATTTACTTATGGTGAGGTAGTAATTAATAATTTAAGTGGGGATGTGCCTTATAAGGTTAGTGGGAAGAATAAACTACCTTTTCCATATACGGAATCGACTCACACCCATAACGGAGTAACTTTTACTGTTAATAATGATGGCTCTGTTTTAGTTAATGGAACTGCAACAGGTGGAAACGCAAATACTGAATTATACGGTAATTATCAAGAACAAAATCAATTAAAATTTCCAGGAAAATATTTATCAGGTGGTACAAATAATGTACGATTACGAGCTATAAATAATCATGGTGGAGAGTATGTTGTATTAGCAGTTGATACTGGAACAGGTACTGAAATTGACACATCAACTTATGATGTTGGATATATAGAAATAACTGTCCTAGATGGCACAACTATAAATAATCAATTAATAAAACCAATGGTGTTAGATAGTTTAGAAGATACCACATACGAACCCTATATATCACAAACATTTAATATACCATTAGGAGATATAGAACTATGTAAAATAGATACATACGAAGATAAGATTTATTCTAGTAATGGTAGGTTTTATTTATATAAAGTTATTAACAAAGTTATTTTTGATGGTAGTGAAAGTTGGACAAATACTTATGGTGAAAGCTTATTTGATATACAAAAATATTTTAATTCTAAACCATTTATTGTTGGATATGGTTTATCTAATTATTATAGATACAATTCAATTCAAAGTGGTTTAAATGCAGGACTACCTAATAGAGAATTTGCTTTACAATCAAGTACGGCTGGTTACAATATTTTTATAAAAAATACTTCTTTTACAAATGTAACTAATTTTAAAAATTGGTTATCAACACATAACACAATAGTATATTATCCATTAGAAACCCCAACAACAACCGAAATAACACAAGAAAACTACCCATCATTATATAATGCACTAAAGCAAATTCAAGATTACTTGACTGCTTACAAAATCAACAAAGAATTTATTTTAGGATACTCTAGTCCTGAAATTGATTATTAGGAGGATTTATACAATCCTCTTTTTTTGTGGTATAATTTAAACAACGGAGGGGAACTATGGGAATAATGAACGATGAAAAAAGACTAGATGCAGTCTTGGAACGATTTTATCAACGATTTAATAGATACAACACAAAGGTATTAAAAACACTTGGAGAGGCTATTAAACAATTTGATGGTCTAACACCTAGCCAAGCCCACAAACTAGCCCAAGAATTGAAATATAGCACCGAAATAGACCAATTATTAAATGAATTATCACAATTAAGTGGAAAATCAGCCCAAGAACTAGATGTTTTACTAGACAAAGTAGCCGAAGAAAATGTAGCATTTGCCGAAACATATTACAAAGTCAAAGGAAAAGAGTTTATACCTTATGAAGATAATATTCAACTAAAAAGATATGTTGAAACAATAAAAAAAGACACAAAAGGAACATTTAAGCAACTGTCACACTCAAAACAAATAGGTTTTACATTTAAAGAAGGAAATAAAATCATATACAAGCCATTAAAAAAGGCATTTAACGATTTATTAGATGAAGCAGCATACAATGTATCAACAGGAGTTACGGATTATCAAAGTGCAATGAGGAACACAATAAAGCAATTAGCAGATAGTGGAATAAAAATACACGAAGATAAAGTAGGATATGCAAGTGGGTACAATAGAAGAATAGATAGTTCAGTAAGGCAAAACATATTAACAAGTGTAAAGCAAATAAATATCGGTATTCAAGAAATAGTAGGAGAAGAACTTGGAGCTGATGGAGTAGAAATTTCTGCTCATAGCCCTTGTGGAGAAGACCATCTTGATATTCAAGGACAACAATTTAGCAAAAAGGAATTTAAAAAGATTGATGCTGATTTAGAAAGACCAATAGGAACATTAAATTGTCGACATTTTGTATTTTCTATTATTTTAGGAGTAAATAGACCTAGTTATACAAATAAAATGCTAAACGATATGAGAAAAGAGAGTTTAAGCAAGGTGGAATATGAGGGCAAGACATATGTCAAATACGAGGCAACACAAGTACAAAGAAAGCTAGAAACGGAGATTCGTAGGCAAAAAGACAGGCAAATAATAGCTAGATCTAGTGGTGACAAGCAAGAAATTGAAACTGCACAGCAAAAAATTAGCCAATTAACATATAAATATAATGACTTTAGTAATAAAGCAAATTTAGACACATATAAGAATAGATTGAATGTTTCACAATATCATAGAGTTAATGTTAAAAAATTGAAATAATCAAATAAATAAATTTGGCGAAAGATTAACATGGGATAACAAAACATTTTCCAAAAATGAAAGTGATATTGTTGGAAGAAGAGCAGCACAAAGAAAATATTGTAAGAAGAAATATATTCCAAAGAAAAAAGCATCATTAGATAATTTATTTGGTAATGTAATGGGTCAAGTCAATGATCTATGTAAGCAAGCAAAAGAATTAAGCAAGTAATTTGTCAATTATGGGGTTAGGTGTTATAATTTTCATAGCAAGACAGGAGGAAAATTATGATTAATGAAATTGTTATGAAAACTATATTAACAATAGTAGGATTTATTGTAACAGGTTGTTTAGGATATTTTGTAGCCAAGGCAAAAACATACAAAGAAAAAGAAACTAATCAAGAAAATGCTCTAAAATGTTTATTAAGAAGTTCGATAACAAGCAAATATTATGTATTTACTGAATTAGGTAATATTCCTACATATGAAAAAGAAAATATTACATATATGTATGAGCAATATAAAGCAATGGGAGGAAATAGTTATATTCAAAAAATAATGGAAGAAATTAATCAGCTTCCGTTAAAGAAATAGGAGGTATTTTATGGAAGAATAAAGTTTTACTTTAGATTTACTAAGAGATTATAATAAAACAAAAAAAGGAGAAATAATTATGAAAAAATGTGAAGTTAAAGAATATTTTACTTTAAAAAAATTTAATGAACTAGAAAATCTTGTTAGAGCAGATGAAAATAATAATGCAAAAGATGGAGAACTATTTGTAGGAGATACTTTTGATTGTACTGAAGAAATGTGCAATTATTTAAATGGAGATAACAAATATAATAAGAGTTATATTAATGTTATTGGAGAAAATAAAGAAGAACCAAAGGAAGAAGTATCAGAAGAAGTAGTACAAGCAGTTGCAGGGGCTATTACTCAATTAGCCGAAAATGAAGGAAAATCAGTAGAAGAAGTTGTTAACGAAATTGTTGAAGAAGAAAAGACTGATGCTGTAGCAGAAGAACCAAAGGAAGAAAAAGTTATTGAAGAGAAAACTGAAGAAGTTGAAGAACCTAAAGAAGAAAAAAAAGAAAATAAGAAAACTAGCAAGAAATAATCTTGCTTTTTTTAGTGAGGTTAAATGAAAGAAGTATTAAGACAAATGTTAAGAATATATAAACCAGTATCACAAATGGATTGGTTGAATTATAAATTAAAAAAAGAAGATGCAACATACCATCATATAAAAAAGAGAGAAGATGGTGGAAAAAAAGATATTTCAAATGGAGCAATATTAATGCCAAATTCCCATAGTTATTTGCATCTTATAGAGTGTTTAGACATAAATACATACATTTTACTAAATGAAATATTTAAAGAGGTAAACGGGCAAATGTGTGAACCTACAATGGAACAAAGACAAATAATAGATAAAATATTAGAAGAATTTGAAAACGATCATAGATGGGATAAAGGCAATAAAGGAAAATTATTAGTCAAGAGAAAATATCTTGATAGATGTAGATTTTGACAAAATATTTACATTGTGTTATAACATAATTGAATTCCAACAGGGAATTAATATGTCAAACTTGTAGACAATAAAAGCAAGGTTATACTCCAACTTAAAAGAGTATAAAGAAAGGATAATATGGAACAAGAAGTTCAAAATGTAGAAACTGAAACTACTACTACTGAACAAGTAGAAAATAACAGTGAACAAGTTGTAGAAAAAACATTTACACAAAAAGAAGTAAATGACATTGTAGAAAAAAGACTTGCTAAAGAACGAAAAGGTATACCGAGCAAGGAAGAAATGGAAAACTACAACAAATGGAAAGAAAGCCAAAAAACTCAACAAGATAAATATGATGAGTTAGTAAAAAAAGATGGAGAAAAAGACAATACAATTTCAAATTTACAAAGAGAAAATGAAATATTAAGAGCTGGAATAACTGATAGTGATGATGTAGAATTTATTCTTTATAAAGTTGGTAAAATGGATGGAGATTTTTCGGATAATCTAAAAAATTATTTGGCTGACAATCCAAAATATACAAAAAAGCAAGAACAAAAAGCAACGGATGTTGAAAATAAATCAAGTTCGATTGCAAAAGAAAGTGGTGTTATGGCTATATTAAAGTCAAGACATCCAGACCAATTTAAATAAATAAAGGAGAGATGATAAAATGGCTAATCCAATAGCAACTAATGGTACTCACAAAAGAAGAGAGACTTATGCAACTGAAGTTTTAGCAATGGCTAAATCTAAAGTAAATATTTATGAAGATTTTTCAACTGATTATGAAATTGATGGAGCAACTGGAGCAATTAAAGTTCCAACAAGAAGTGCTACTGTAACAATAAGTGATTATGATATTTTAAATGGTGTTTCATTAACACAAAGTGATACTGATTATGTAGACTTACCAGTAGACAAGAACTATGCAATTAATGAATTAATTGATGGTTATGAAGCTGAAGCAGTTCCTGACAATATTCGTGCAAATCGTATTGAAGCAGCAGGATATTCATTAGGATTAAAAAAAGAAGGTATGGCAATTGATGTTTTAAAAACAGGAGGAACAATTTCAAGCGATACAACAGGATTAACTGAAAAAACTGCCTATAAACAAATTGCAAAAGAAATAAGCAATATGAAAAAAAGAAATATGGAATTATCTGAAATGAGAGTTGCAGTTGATGCTGATACTGAATTATTACTATTAACTGATGAAAAATTCTCAAATACATCAGGAAATTTAGGAGCTGAACTAATTCGTGAAGGTGTAATTGGTAAAATTAATGGTGTTCCAGTAAAAACTAATTATTTAATGGGAAATATTACTCGTACTGAAGAAGATACTAGTGTAACAAGACCTGTTGAATTTATGGTTTATGACAAGAGATTTATGCAAAAATATGAAGTTTGGTCAGTAGAACCAACTATTAACAATTTAGCAGATGGAAAACACATTGGAGCAAGTGCTTTACAAGGTCGTGAAGTTGGTGGCTTAAAAGTTACAAATGCTTTAGGTGTTCAAATCAAACTTGGCGAACCAGAAAATGGTTTATAAAATAAAGGAGGGAGTTTATGAATATTAAAGGACAATACCTAAAATATCAAGAATACAAAGAATTAGGTGGAACTTTAGAACTAACTCCTTTTAATGTATTAGAATTTGAGGCTAGAAGAAGAATAGATGAAGTTACACATAATAGACTTGCAGGTGGAAAAGATATACCACAAGAAGTTAAAATGTGTGAATTTTCAATAATAAATAAAGTATTGGAATCCTATGATAAAGAAATAAATCGAGGCAAGTCTAGTGAAAGTGTAGGAAGTTATTCAGTAAGTTATAATAGTGATGTTAAAAAAATTATTGAAGATAAAAGAACTGAAATAAATGATTTAATATTAACTGACTTGTATGGTGTTGTATATAACGGAGAACACATTTTGTATTGTGGGGTTTGATAATATGATGACTAATACAAAAATGAGTATATTTAATAAATATATTGAACCATTTACAAAAGAAATAACTTATAAAAAATATGTTGTTAAAAATGTATTTTGGGATGATGTTGTTGGAGTAAACACAAATACAGGTTATGAAAATAATGATAAAGTAAATGTGTTTATTCCATTCGACAAAAACGAAAAAGACTTGCAAAAGTATGTTGAACCTAAAAATTATAATGGTAAAGGTTGGACAATTCAAAATGGAGATTTTATTATAAACGGTGATATTACCGAAACTGAAGTTGAAGGAATTAAAGATTTAAAAGCCTATGAGGTATTTGTAATAGCCGATTGGAGCAAAAAAGACTTTGGAAGTTATAATATGCAACACTTTGAAATAAGAGGTCAATAATGGGTTTAAAGATAGAATATACTTTAGAAGATTTTGATAAAAATAAAATTGTTGATAAGTTTGGAATGCAGTCAGGGGGAAAGGCTGAATTATTTCTAGCAAATACTTGTTTTAGAAGAATGGCTAAATATGTTCCGAAAGATACAGGAGTATTAATGACAACTGCAACAATTAGACCGGGTAGTGTAACTTATGAAGTTCCTTATGCACATAAACAATACACTGCAAACAAAGGAAAAGGAATACGAGGGAAGTATTGGGATAAGAAAATGGTAAACAATGAAAAAAACATTGTAGCTCAAGAAGTTGCTGATTATGTAAAGAAATTGAAAGGAAGTAAGTAATATGATCGAAAAATTAAAAGATTATTTTTTAAATAAAGTTACTCTTGCAGAAGAATTTAAAAATATACTTGCTGATTTTTT